CAGAAGTATCAAATGTCTCCACAGTTGTAGCAACAGCAGCGACAGTGACTACTGATGTAACTACTGCGGTCACAGCGGTAACGACAGCAATTGCAGCAATACCTGTAACCGCAACAACACAAACTCCAGAAGTTGCAGTAGCACAAACTGCTATTACAGCAGCAACTCCAGTGGTTGAGGCTGCAACTGCAACGGTATTGGCAACAGCAACCCCATTAATGACACAGACCCCAACTACAGTTACAGAAGTAGCAACAGCAATTGCAACAGAGGTTGCACAATCTGCAACAGCATCTACAGCAGTTCAAGCAGCACAGACAGCAGTAACTGAAGCAACAGCAACGGTAGCAACTGCAACCACGGCAGTAGCAGCAGTAACTACTGCAACTACAGAGGCACAGACACAATTAACTCAGGCAAATGTTGCAATTAATACGGCTCAAGATGCAGTAAATGCTTTAGTAGCCACAATTGGTACAACATCAAATGTTCTAGGAAATACTGATGATGCTGGTGTTCGTATGAACCTTCCATTTAATTTACAAATGGGTGGAGTCACATATAACAATGTTTATGTTGGATCTAATGCAACAATAACTTTTGGAGTAAATGAAGGTGGTACATATCATACAACTCCTAATGCCCCTTCAATTTCTGTGGCTGGGTATGACTGGACTACATGGAGCAATGGCTCTGGTATTACTTATTCAACAACAACCAATACTTTATCTATTGCCTGGGATCTAAGAGTTTATCCTTTGCAAACAGCAGAAACACAGATGACTCAAGTTAGATTTAATGCAGATGTAAATCCAGCAGACGGTGCTTGGTCAGCAGATGTAAGTGTTACAGGACCCATTCCTAATGATGCAAGGTTTAATGTGCGAGAAACAACGGGCGGAACATTAACTCCAATTGTTGATACAAATACTGGTCCTGGATTTAATGGAACTATTAGTCAAGGTGCAACATTTACACCAATTCCAGATCCAGATACTGCAGTAGTACAATCAGCAATTGATACAGCAAATGCACAAATTGCTACATTAAACTCAGCAGTTACAGAGATTGTTGCAACAAATACAGCAAATACTAATACAGTTATTGCACCAATAGCGACTGTCTCAGAAAATATTCTGACTGCATTAGCAACAGCAACTACAACATTAACTACAAAAGTAGAAGATATTGCAGTTGTTTCAACAGCAGTGGAAGCAGTGTTGACAGCACCAACAGTTGTGGCTACAGCACAAGCAGTAATTAATGCAATTCCTGCTCCAGCCCCAGAACCTGTTGTAACCCCTGCTCCACCTTCTCTATTTATTCAGCCACCAGTTATAGAACCTCCAGTTACTCAACCTCCAGTTATAGAGCCACCAGTAGTTGTTTCACCAGTAGACACCACACCAGTAACCACTACTCCTGTAGATACAACTCCTGTAGAAACAGAACCTATAGATACAGAGCCAGTAGATACAGAACCCGTGGATACTACACCTGTTGAAACAGAACCTATAGATACAGAACCTATAGAAACAGAACCTGTAGATACAACTCCTGTAGAAACAGAACCTATAGACACTACACCTGTGGAAACAGAACCTATAGACACCACACCTGTGGAGACAGAGCCTATAGACACAGAGCCTGTTGAAACAGAACCTGTGGATACAGAACCAGTAGACGTTGAACCAGTTGATACAGAACCAGTGACGGGATCCGAAGAAGATGTAACCAATACAGTTGATGATGCACTGTCAGATGGTAAATTAGATAGTGAAGAGGTTGATGCAATTGCAGAGTCAATGGCAGCAGATGGAGAAATTGATGCAGAAGAAACTGATCAATTAATTGAGGCATTATCAGAAGATGGTAAAGTTTCTGTAGCAGATCAAGAAGCCGTACTTGAAGCACTTGCCTCAGATGGTGAAGTTTCAAAAGAAGATGTTGCAGCAATTGTTGCACTAGCAAGTTCAGATGGAAAACTGTCTGAAGCAGAAAAAGATATTGTTGCTGATGCTTTAATTCAATCAGTTCCCGAAGGTGAAAACCTTACTGCACAACAAGTTGCAGAGGCTGGAATTAAATTATCAGATTTACCAGCAAGCACACCAGTTGATGTTAGAACATCTGAAAATGGGGACTCAGTTATTATCACAGCAGAAGTTGCAGTACAAGTAGAATTAATATCTGATCCAGCGGCGTTTGCACAAGAGTTATTTAATGACCCAGGAGCAGCGTTAGAGGCTTTAGGTAGTATAGGTGCAGATATGACAGAAGGCGAAAGAGAAGAGGCAACAGAGATGGTTGTAGCAACAGTAGTAGCAGCAGGTGCAGCAATTAATGCCGCAGCAGTTGCTGCAGGAGGAGCAGCAGGTGGAGGTTCAAGTGGTGGTGGAAGTTCTGGAGGAGGCTCTGGGGCAAATTCACCAGGTTCGAGAGGAGGAAGAAGATGGTAAGAATACTAAAAAACATGGTTAAAGATATGATAGATCAGGCATGGACTCTCCTTGGAATGTTTATTGCTTGGGTTGTTCTTGATGGTAGTGCAAAAACCATAGTTGGATATGGAATTATAGCCACTACTGGATTATGGATTATCACTAGTCCATTTAGAAATAAAGAACAGTAGTATAATCAATCATATGAAAAAACTTATAGCCATTGTATCAATAGTTACTTTGTCATTATTGCTTACATCATGCGGTATGATAGAAAATAGATATCGCTATGAGTGCCATGACCCTGTTAACTGGTATAATAAAGAGTGTAATCCGCCAATTTGTTTAGCAGATGGATTATGCACTAAAGATATACTTGGCTTTGATCCTACGGAGGGTAGCGTAAATGAATAAAAAAAGATATACATCAGATGAATTAGATGCAAGACTAAAATTTTTTCTTGGTATGACATTAGGAACAATTCTATTAGTAACAACAATGGGAATTCTTTATGCCCTTGTTTTTGTTACACAACCTATAGGTGAGCAATCAGAGAATGATAAAATGTTCTTTAATGTATTGTCATCTGTAGCAACATTTATTACTGGCACACTTGCTGGTATCTTGATTGGTAAAAATGGTGGAGGTTCAGATAGTTCACAACCTTCTCAGCCATATGATTCACAGTCTATTCAAACATCTGAGCCTATAGTTAATAAAATATCAGATGATATTGATGACCTTGATGAGTTTATTGAATAAATAACACCTTGCTTGACACTATTTAAGGTAGATGGTATACTTAAATCTACGCATCTAGAGGGGTTTTTGCATGACTTGTATTGCTGTCGTAAAACATGAAGATAAAATTTATATGGCTGGTGACCGTGGTGCATCAGATGATGGAACCATCCTTGCTTTAGATGCTCCAAAAGTTTGGAAGATTGGTCCATATTTAATTGGATATGCTGGTGCTATGGACGGAGAAAGAATTCGTTACAATTTTAAACCAACCGCACCTAATATTAAAGACACAGACAGGTTTATGCAAACAAGGTTTGTTAAAGAACTAAAAGAATTTTATAATGAGTTCTGGGTAGACACATCTAAGGATGGAGATCTTGGTTTAATCATTGCAGTTCGTGGTCAAATATATGAGCACAGTTCTGCTGACATGTCTTTATCTAAGTACACACTTCCATATCTTGCTATGGGTTCTGGAGCAGAATATGCCTACGGTGTTTTATATGCAACAGATAAACAAAAAAATGCAAGGAATAGAGTAATACAAGCAGTAAATGCTGCAATTAAATTTAACCCATCATGCATGGGTCCAGTTGACGTAGTGAGCCTTTAGGAGTATACTAATAATATGCATGAAGAAAATAGTACAGAAGATGCAGAATTTGGCATCTGGTTAACAAGTGGAATTGAGCGGGGATGGATTACAGAACCGTATTGCAATACCCATGATGGTGGATACCAATACATGGGTGAAGATGAAGTACAAGAATGGGAAGACGGTGGTGACCCATGTTGCCATGTAGTTCGTCTAATGATCTAAGGAGATAAAATGAAAAAAATAGCAGTGGGGTTAATTGCATTATTTGGTTTAACATTATTACAACCAGCGTATGCTCAAGATAAAAAGTCAATTGTTATTATTGACACAGCAGTAGACACATCTCTACCAGCACTTCAAGGTAAAATTGTACATGAGGTTTGTTTAATGGAAGAACTTCGTTGTCCAAACAAGAAGTCTTTTATGGAAGGTCCAGGATCAGCAACACTTCCAGCAAATCAAGTGTACGCTGGAGGATTTGCACACGGAACACAGATGTCTTTAGTTGCTATAAAGACTAATCCAAACGTTGACATTGTATTTATTCGTATATTTCCTATGGATAGAAATGGAAACGTTGCATATAATGCTGCAAATGCTAACAGTACAGTTAAACAGGCTCTTGATTGGGTAGTTAAGAACAAGACAAGATTTAACATTGTAGCGGTCTCTGCTTCTGTTGGTCAAAAACCAACAAAGACTGGTGCCAACTACTGCTCTATTAATAGATTCGACTCTGGGTTAAAGTCTTCTATTGCATCTTTAAAAACTTTAGGTGTGGCTTCTATATTTGCAACGGGTAATGATAGAGATAAGTCTCGTGTAAACTATCCAGCATGCCTTACAGACGCTATAGCAGTTGCTTCTATTGGTCCTAGAGGAAACACAGAGGCATATAATAATGACTCTGCTGAACTTGATTTTTATGCTCTTGGTAGACATGAACTTGCTACAGAAAATGTATCAGGAACATCTGCTGCAACTGCAGCCTTTGCAGCATTTTGGGCAAAGTCTTACTCTAACAATTATCAAATGACTTATGACTATCTAAAGTCTATTGCTACAACATCAGATACTAATAAAAATAATACAGTTGTTGATGTTTTAAAGTAAAAGGTTTTGGTCTGTAACTCAGTTGGCAGAGTGTAGAACTGTTAATTCTAAAGTCGTAGGTTCGACCCCTACCAGACCAGCCAAGCGAATATTGCATAGTGGTAGTGCGTAACCTTGCCAAGGTTAATGTGCGGGTTCGATTCCCGCTATTCGCTCAATGCCCTCATCGTCTAGTGGTTAGGACATCACCCTTTCACGGTGGTAACAGGGGTTCAATTCCCCTTGGGGGTACTAAAAGTTTGGTATAATAGTATTGTATCTGCCTACGGGGGATACATTAACTTATTCGCTTGAAAGGGGAATAAAATGGTAACACAGTTCGCTATGGATCTTTTCAATGATCCTTTTTTTATTGGCTTTAACAGAGAACTAAGCCGTCTCAATACAGCACACAAAACAAACTCTCAATCATATCCTCCATATGATCTTCTTAAACTAGATGAAGACACATATAAACTATCTCTTGCTATTGCAGGATTTACAAAGGAAGATATTGATGTTTCAATAGACAATGGAACACTTATTATTAAGGGTGAGATTGTTGAAGTAACTGATGCTGAGGTAGTTCATAAGGGTATTGCTGGTCGTAAATTTGTACGATCATTTGCTCTTGGAGAATACATGGAAGTCACGGGCGCTGATCTAAAGGACGGAATGCTAAATATTAGTATTGATCGTATTGTTCCTGAAGATAAGAAGCCTAAAACTATTAAAATCAAGTAGTACAATTAAAGAGTCCCTACACAGGACCTTAGAGATGGTAGTAGTTACCCATTGACATATACCGTGGCTATTGTGCCTGGATTGCCTGTGTAGGGCTTTTTATAACCCTGATATAATGATAGTTGTGACTGACAAAGAGTTGGTGCATTACAATAAGCAACAGTTTAAGAAAAAACTGTCAGAGATAAAAGAGTCATCTGGTTGTGCAGATTGTGGAATAACTAATCATATAGTATTAGATTTTGATCATCTAAGAGATAAAAAATACAATATATCAAGAATGATTCATGATGGTTTTTCTTGGGCATCCATTAAAAAAGAAATATCAAAATGTGAAGTAGTTTGTGCTAACTGCCACAGAGTAAGAACCCATAACAGGTTGACAAACAAGAGTGCATAATGCTATAATTAATATATAGCCAACAAACAGGAGGAACCCCAATGGCAGTAAAAGGCTCGTTAGCAGCAATCATCGATATTGCAAAAGCAGAAGTAGGAACCATCGAAGGTCCTAAAGATAATGAAACAAAGTATGGAAAGTGGACTGGTGCAAACTTTGCTCCATGGTGTCAATCCTTTGTTTCTTGGTGTGCATTTACATCTGGACTAGATCCAAAGAAATATCCAAAGAGTGCATCAACAGTAGCAGCAGCAGATTGGTTTAAGAAAAACAATCGTTGGGCGGATGCTCGTAATGATGATCCAACCCCAGGAGACTGGATTTATTTTGATTTTCCAGATGATGGTGTTAATAGAATTTCACACGTAGGAATCTGTATTAAAAACAATGGTGACGGAACAATCCAAGTGATTGAAGGAAATACATCTGGAACTGCTAAGGGAGACCAACGCAATGGCGGAATGTGTGTAGAAAAGACTCGTGCCTATGTAAAGAATAAGAAGGGTATCCTTAACGCAGTTGTTGGTTGGGGTCGTCCAATTTACACTGGTGAAGAAAATCTTGCATTACTTTCAAAGGGATCATCAGTAATTCCAACAGAATCAGTCTCAAATAAAACTTCTTCTGTTTTAGAAAAGAAAGAATTTAAACCATTTAAAGTAGGATCAAAAGGAGAAACAGTAAAAAAGGTTCAAGAACTTCTTGGAGTAAATGCTGATGGAGACTTTGGTTCAGGAACTGAAAAAGCAGTTAAGGCTTTTCAGAAGAAATCTTCTCTTCCAGTAACTGGAATTGTTGACCAAGCAACGTTAAAGGTTTTAATAGGTAAGTAATATGCCAAGATATGACTACAAGTGTACTATGTGTTCTTCTCAAGTTGAATTTGAAAGAGGATTTGGGGAAGATAGAGAACCAGTATGTTGTAGTCAATCTATGCAAAGAGTTTGGGCTGCAACAGCAACAATTTTTAACGGTAGCGGATTTTATTCCACAGACAACAGAAAGTAGCGGTATACTATGAATACAATGATTACAGAAGATGTTGTAAAACAAGAATGGGTTCTTAACGCAACAGATCGTTGTGACTCTTGTGCTGCAGAAGCACTAGTAAAGGTTACTGGATTAACTGGAGATTTAATATTTTGTGGTCACCATTATAATAAAATTATGGATGATAAAGAGGGATATGCAAAAATGATGTCATTTATGCTTACTATTATAGATGAGCGTGAAAAATTAGTTGAAAACAAAGCGAAAGGTAAAGACTACTAATGTATGAGTATTTTGTTAAAGACGTAACAAATGTTGTTGATGGAGATACAATTGATGTAATTATTGATTTAGGTTTTGATATTTTGTTTGCTTCTCGTGTTCGCTTGGCTGGTATTGATACTCCAGAATCACGCACAACAAACAAGGCTGAAAAAGTTCTTGGTCTTGAAGCAAAAGAGTATCTCAAGAAGCACCTAAAAGATGCAAAATCGGTTGTGATTAAGACAGAGAAGATGGACTCATCTGAAAAGTATGGTCGTATTTTGGGCTGGGTATATGTTAATGGAGATACGGTTTCCCTTAATGATAAGATGATTAATGATGGATATGCATGGGGCTATCTTGGTGATACAAAGATCAAAGATTTTGAAGCATTAAAAAAGGCTAGAGTAAAATCTGGCAAATGAAAACTGTATTTTATTTTACAGCAGACTGGTGCAATCCTTGTAAAAAGGTAAAACCAGTTGTTGAGGAATTAAACAGAGAAAATTTAGGCACTATGTTTTATATTATAGATGCTGATATAGAGGCAGAACTGGTTAAAAGATTTGAGATAAGATCAGTACCTACTTTTATATTAATGGAAGATGGTATTGAAATTAATAGAATAACTGGAGCAAAAACAAGAGAAGAACTATTGGAGTTTATAAATGGCTAGCGAAGAAGATAAAATTATCGATAGCCTTATACTCAATGGTGGTCTTGAGGTTGCTGCTCTAGATGAGGATACTGGGGAGATGTTGTATTCATTTACCCCTAAGATACAGCAATTAATGCCAGATTTGTACCAAGAGCATATCAATACTGTTAATGTTGAGGTAATGAATCTATGGGAAAAGGGATTTCTAAACCTGGATCTATTTGAGAAAGACCCAATAATTACTATCACTCCAAAGGCTTTAAATAGAGAAGATATTGAGGGTCTATCTAAGCAAGAAAGATGGTCTTTGTTTGAAATCATTAGGCTGCTTAAGCGTAAAGTCTGATATACTTTAGATAGAAACTTAGGAGGTTTGCTATGCCATATAGAGTTGGAGCCAAAGGCTCATTTGGATGTTCAGGATACCCAGCACTAAAAGAGGGCACTAATGAAGTTATGGGATGTCATACAACAAGAGCAGAAGCCGCTGCACAAATTTACGCAATTAATCGTTCAGAAGGCAAAGTTGGTAAATCTATGCATGTCATAAAAGAAGGTGACTTTGTTATGGGTATGACCAAAGAAGGAATGATTCATGGTATGGTAGAACACATTATGACAGAGGGTGGAACACTAGGAACCCCTGGATCAGAATATGCACTTGAGTCAATGCCTCCAGAAAACCCTGCAATGTCTGTTAGAATTTATAAAGAAGAAGATGGTGGCTGGGAACCAACTGCGTATAGTATTGGCATGATGTATAATGATGCTGAAGTCATTGATATGGAAAGCCATTCAATGGAAGAGGAGTCAGATATGGAATCTGAAGAGAACTATATGGATAAAGCAAAGAAGCCTAACTATAGTGAAATAATTCAGCCACGTAGAGGTGGATCAACACCAGCAAATCCAAAGTTATATGCAAGGGTGGTCCAAGCAGCAAAAGATAAGTTTGATGTTTATCCTTCTGCCGTTGCTAATTCTTGGGTAGTGCAAGAATACAAACGTCGTGGTGGAACATATAAGTCAGACTCACAATCTACAACAAAGAGTATTTGGGATGGATCTTTTGATCCGAATGGATTAATAAAGTAATGCCAAAAAGAAAATCAACTGCATTTAATCCAACGCAGATTAGAGATGGAAGAATTGTTCGACTTAGAAAAGACGGGACAGTTAAAGCAGATCTTGGTCCATATTTAAATAAATCACAGAAGAAAATTAACCATGGCTGATACATACTCCCCTAATGCTGGCATGAAGGCTGCTGCTAGACGTGCATTGAAATGGAAAGAAGATGGCAAGGCAACAGGTGCTGGAACTCCAGTAGGTTGGGGTCGTGCAACTGATATTGTAAATGGATCAGCAATGTCTCTTAGTACTGTTAAAAGAATGTTCTCTTTCTTTTCTCGTCACGAAGTAGATAAAAAAGGTAAAGGTTTCTTTGATGGTCCAGACTTTCCATCTAATGGAAGAATTATGTGGGACGCTTGGGGTGGCGATGCAGGCTTTGCATGGAGTCGTGCAATAGTAAATAGAGAAAAAAATAAAACAGAAAAAGCATGGGTAGGAAGCGCATTTAGTTTCAGAAAGGGGTAGAAGCATGGACGATCTTAGTGTTGAAGAATTAAAGCAGTTAGTTACTTTCTATAAGCAGAGGTCTTCGGATTTAGAGTTTAGCCTATTACAAACTCAATTAAAGTTAAATAGGGTTATTTCTTTTCAAAATCTTGAAGAACCTAAGCAGGCAATTAAAACTGTTATAGATAAAAAAACAAAGCCTGATTTGTAGGAAAGCCATGGAGTATATTATTCTTGTGGGCTTGACAATTGCAGCCAGTTGGTTTATAATTAGAGTAATAAGGAAAAGTGCTAGAAAAGGTTTTTCAAAGACATTGTATAGTCAAAGCGACATACATAATCTATTGAAATATTTTTTCTCATTGAACACAGACAATAATGAAAAACATCCTTCTCAGTTGACAAAGCGCAAAGAAAAGGATATGATTAAGGTTATTGTTATGGGAAACTTAGCATACTGGGTATCAGAGAACATATTTTATGTTGCAGAAGCAGTTGATGGAGAAGTAGTTCCTGAAACAGCCGAACCAGTTGATACAAACAGTATGTCAAGAAGAGACTTAGACAAGATGCTATTCATATTAGATAGCCTAAAGAATGGAAAAAAAAATGATAGTAGCAGTGCAGGGAACGAATGACTTTGATGATTATAACATCTTCATTCGTGCCATGGGGGTTGCACTTTCCACAATGCCAGAAGAAGATAAAGAGTTCGTAATCTATTCTGTTGGACCTGCTCGTATTAATTCTTTTGTTTCAGAATTTTCAAATCTTTCAGAGCGTGGGATGAAAGCAAGAGGTCGTAAGATCAAGTTTTATAAAGTTGCTTCATCCTGGCTTGAAGAAAATCTAGAACAAATAAACTACTTTGCGTTTCTTAGCAAGCCTAAGCAACCAAATTCAAGATTAGTTGCTTCTGCTGAATTAAAGAATATTGAAGTTGGAATTTTCCGTTACTAACAGAAAGAATGAAATGATAATTAATAAATTAGAAAAGATGGAAAAAATTATTGCATCAAACAAGTCACTAGCGTGGGTTGGTTGGGATGTTGCAGAACGTAAGCAAACCGATATGGGCAGGACTGCTGTAAACGGTGTAAGAGTCAATGATCAGTGGTACACACAACGAGTATTTAAACTTGATCGCAATGGCTGGGATATTCCAAACAAATACAGGATGTAAAACATGAAACAGCACATCTGGAAAGACGATGCTGAGTGTTTAGGTCTTGATACTGATATATTTTTTGATAAATATGAAGAAGAGCCAACGCTTAGGTTAGCGGTAGACTCTATATGTAATACATGTCCAGTTAGAAAAACGTGTTTTGCTAATGGTGTTTCTGGAAAAGAATGGGGAGTTTGGGGTGGTATATATCTTGAAGGTGGAGAAATATCTAGAGAATTCAACAATCACAGAACTAAAAAGGAATGGGCAGAAACTTGGCAATCTTTAACAATGGATAAATAATGTATACAGATTCTATGCGTAGAGCCTTTCATTCTATTACTCCTCCAAAAGGATTTAAAGTTCAAATTCTTGACAACGATGCATTCCTTACTATAAAATTAGATGAGAAGCATTTTGTAACTATGGCTCATGATGAAAAGATCCAAGCATTACAATATGTTGTTCAGGTAAAAAAGGCTTTAGAGATGGAAGGGGCAATTATATTGGTTACTAGAGAGGCATTAAAATAATGCAAACATTTTTGCCGTACCAAAATTATGATGAGTCTGCAGAGTCTCTTGATAATAAACGTTTAAATAAACAGATACTTGAGTCTTATCAAATTTTAAAAGTATTGTCTGGTCAATCTCCTTCTGGTGCTTGGCGTAATCATCCAGCAGTTCTTATGTGGAAAAACGCAGAGTATTCCTTAAGAACGTATGCTAAAGCCATGATTACAGAGGCTAACCACCGTGGTATTAAGACAGATAAGAACGAAGCCAATATAGACGCTCTAGAAGCCTTGTGTGGTGATATATGGGGTACTGACAAACCTTTCTGGGCTAACTCAAAGGGTCCACATCTAAACCGCATCAATATTACCCATAGAGCAAATCTATATCGTAAAGATCCAGATTATTATGCTGAGTTTTATCAAGATACAAAGAATGAGAATAATAAGCCTTGTTGTGATAAATGTCTATACTATTGGGTAACTCATGCTACCCGCTCAGTTTGACAAAACCCTTACAAGAGAGTACAATAATATATAGAAAGGCAAAAAAATGAGTAACATTATTATTATAGTTTTAGGAACGCTTACGGCTTCTTTTGCCATTGCCTATTCAGTTACCCTTTATAGAATTACTAAGATCAATCAAGCATTTGCAAAACTCTTTATCTCTCATGAATCTCTTCAGGATTTTATTGCAAAGAACAATGTTGAGTTTAAGAATGATATTGATATTCATAAAGAAAATTTTATTAAGTTTCTTTCTGATTCTCGTGACTGGGCTTTTGATTACATAGAAGAAGTTCAAACTGGACTTGAAAAGTTTATTAAAGATATAGAGCCTGAGATGAAATACTTTGATGAATATGGTGAGGTTGGTTCTGCATACCCACATTATCACTCAATGAAAAAAATACTTGCAGCCTATGAAGAATTAGTTAAACTTATGCCATCGGAGCACATAACAAAAGATGCTTGATGTTAGGGGAATACCTACATGCATTTGTCCACAGTGTGGTGGAGAGTTGTTTCGTGCATTAGTTTCTTTTGATCCAAAAACATATACAGTTGGCATGTATCATCTAGATATTCAATGTCATGATTGTGGTGCTTTATGTACTGCACCAACTCCAGTAGATCATCCAAATGGTCCAAACAATGAAGTGGGAAATAAAGAATGAAAGAAATTGTTTTATCAGTATTAACAGGTTTTGGGTGCGGTGTCGTGTTCGCAGCATTCAAATTGCCAGTACCAGCACCACCAGTTTTTGCGGGAGTCGCAGGAATTATTGGTCTATGGATTGGTTTTACAATACTAACACGAATTATATCCTAGGAGGAATAATGAATAACATAATCAACGATAAGACCAAGGCAATGCTAGCATCATACGGTCGCTCAGTACTTGCATCAGGTCTTGCACTATATATGGCAGGCGTAACAGATCCAAAGGATCTATGGACAGCACTTGTTGCAGCCATTGCGCCAGTAGCAATTAGAGCAATTAATCCAAATGACAAGGCTTTTGGTGTACTACCAGATGCTAAGGAAGTTGAGAAGGCTCTAAAGTCTGCAAAGGCACCAGCAAAAAAGGCTGCTGCTAAGAAGTAATCAATCTTCTATCAGGAAGCCAGTCTAGAGATAGGCTGGCTTTTCTGTTTATTCGTTAATGATATCTAGATACTTTTGTTTTAATTTATCAACAGAAAAGTTATCTAAACCTATTTGAACTGCAGTTTCTTTTATTTCATACTTGTTATTGTTACCAACATACTTATCAATTATTTTAGCAAGTCCTTCTGATCTTACATCATAAACATCAACCATTGATTTAGTTCTAAAGGAGTCTATCTTTTTTGATTCAGCCAACCATTTAGCAGGAAGAATTGTATTATTAGGGGATATGTCAGTCATAAAAACTGGCAGGGCACTCATAAGAGCCTCATTCATAGGTAAACAAAGACCAGCATAACGTCTAGGTAAAACCATAGCATCAAACCCACTATACATATCTTGTCTATTGTCTGGGTTACCTATTTCAATCTTTACCCTTGAATCATTGCATATAAGGTTCAATGGGGTTTGGGATTTAATAACTAATTCGTAATCTTCTTTAGAATGTTTCATCATACTAATGATGCTTTCAGTTCCATTTCTATCTTTTGCAGCCTTTTTACCAGCAATATGAAGTATACGTTTATGATCTTTTGATAGATTTATTTCTTTTGCTTGATTAAATAGGGTATGATCTGTTGGTGGTGGTAGATGCATTACCTTTGTTTTGTTGCCAAACTTTTCCATAACTGGATCTAAGTTCCAAGAACTTGGAGCAAGAAAGACATCTGGCAATGTCCATTCTGGATGGACTAAATTACCAAATAGTTCATAGTTATATTGAAGTATAGTTTTAATACCTTTGGCTTTAGCAAGATCAACTAACTCTAAATGATAAAATGTTTCACAACTAATAACGACATCAATATTTTCTAAAAATGATACAACTTCATTAGTTCTAGGCATACCCTTTCTAGTTTCAATAACATTATAATCTTTATACCATTCAGGATGTTGTTTATTATTATTA